GCTCGTAAAGCTCGGCCATGTCTGCGGCCAGTTCGGCGGCGTCCATCAGCTTCGGGTCCGGCGCACCCCCGGCCTGAAGCCGGGCGATGGCCAGGACGGTGTTGAAGGTCTTCAGCAGATGGTCGGCCTCATCCAGTGCGATACTCAGGGCGTCGACCCCGTCGATCTTGCCGGCCTCGGCGTCAGTCGCGGCTACAGCAGCTCCACCGCCACCGACGACCTCCTGGTGTACGACGACCCGCACCAACTCTTCGAGGCGCAGGACAACGCCTCAGCAACCCTCACCGTCGCCTCGCAATTTGAACAGTTCGATCACCTGGCCACCACCGGGTCCACCGTGACCTTCATCTCAGCCCACGAGATCGACGCCTCCACCGCCGGCACGACAACCGGAACCTGGGTCCTCCTGGATCTGGTCGACCGCCCCGACAATGCCTGGGGTGCGTGGGGCGACGTCGTCGTGCAGCGCAATCAGGGCGAAGGTCTTCTCGTCCTGGCGGCAGGAGTTTGACCCATGGCTGCCATACACGAAACCTCCGCCTGGTCCAATCACACCACGCTGCGAGGCATCGACGCCATCATCTTCGAGTTTGAGGAGACGCCGGGCGTCGGTCGCACGCTGTTCAATGTCAAGTCGTCCGACCAGTATCGCGAGCACTCGCTCACCGTCGGCGGGGTTGGCCTCATGCCGGTCGTCGCCGAAGGCGCCGCCGTTACCTACGTGGCGATGAACGAGGGCTTCCTCAAGACCTACACCCACGTGGACTACGGCAGCGGGATGCGGGTCACGCGGCGCATGCGCCGGGACGACCTCTACGGCACCATGGCCAAGGACGCTCGGGAACTCGGCCGATCCTGGCGATCCACCGAGGAGACTCTGCTGGCCAACCATCTCAACAACGCCTTCTCGTCGGGCACGGGCGGCGACGGTCAGTACCTGTGCGTCTCCACCCACGTGCGCGAAGACGGCAGCGCCGCCAGCAACATCCTAAGCGCCTCATCGGACCTGTCGCAGACCACCCTGGAACAGGCGGTCATCGACTTCTCCGATATCCGGGACGGCGGTAACAAGCGCATCAACCTCACGCCAGCCATCCTGCTGGTTTCCAAGGAGCAGCAGTTCAAGGCGCACCGCCTGATCAAGTCTCCCCGCGACTCGGAGACGGATACCAACGCCTCCAACCCGATGGAAGACAAGCTGAAGATCGCGGTGTGGAACTACCTGACGGACAGCGACGCCTGGTTCCTGCTGGCCGCCAGGGGAGACCATGACCTGACACTCTACGACCGCGAGAAGCCGTGGACGGACTACGAGACGGACTTCGACACCAAGGACTACAAGGTCACGCTGATGGCCGCGCAGTCCTCGGGGTGGAACGACTGGAAGGGCGTCTTCGGTACCCCGGGTGCGTAGCATGTAGCAGCAGGCCGCCGGCTAGCCGCGGATTGTCCGCGATGCCCTGCCGGGGGCCGGGGGAGTAGCGCGAGGGTAAGGGCCCGGCCGCACCCGCCGGACTCCCTCGCGCCGAACCCCGCTCACGCGAAAGGAAGGACCCCATGGGTGTCAGAAACACCCCCTACTTCGTCAACTTCCAGGGCGGCTTCTCCGGGTTCAACAACCCCGGAGGGCAGGTCTTCTGGGTGGCCGCTTCAGGCTATGCCGCCTACGACGGCGTCGGCCCCAGCGACAACAACGATGGCCTCTCGCCGCAAACCCCCCTGTCCACCATCCAGGCGGCCCTGAACAAGTGCGTCTCCGGCCGCGGCGACGTGGTTTCCGTCCTGCCGGGATCCTACACCGTCACTGCCGCTCTCACCATGTCAAGTGACGACGTGACCCTGTGCTCGGCTCAGCCGGTCGGACGCCGCGAGTACAGCCCCGTCACCATCGTCAACGCCACCGACGTCAATACCCTCATCATCACCGGCAACAACTGCAAGGTGGTCGGCATCGGGTTCGACGACAACGTGGCGACGGCAACCGCCGCGACGGCGGCTATCCGGATCGCCGGGGCCACCTCAGCAGCGGTCGAGGTCTCCGGCACCATCATCCGCAACTGCTACATCGACATGCTCGGCTCGGACAGCGACCGGGACGGGATCTGCGTCGGACTCACCTCCGATGCCACCGACGGCGCCCCCTATACCTTGATCGAGGGCTGCACCATCCTCGATCCCGACCAGTGCGGCATCA